CCCTGTGTGTGGGCATAGTTGACCGACTAACATGCTACTCTTTTTTACAATGTCCTATATAGAAAATATTTCTTTTATTCAACTGATTCTATATACCAAAACCGCTACGCATCGATAACCGTTAGCAAGCGACGCATTTTAGCCGTGTAAACTTGGTTTTCGGGAAAATACCCACCCTTATACGCGATAGAATACCTTTATTCATGTAGTCTATGGAACACGGGGGTTAACAAAATGGTACCCTTCCACATCTCCATGAAACAAATTGAATAAAAACGGGTCTCCAATTCTATACAAATCATGAACTAGTTATATTCTCTGTAGTAGAGGGAGGGTTTTTATCTTATGACGTCTCTATACTACCTCTATACTAAATATAGAGGTATCTGAAAATGTCCGAGTTAGCGGAAGGAAAAGAGCGGGTGATGATTACAATTGATCATGACCTCCTCGCGTGGATTGATGAGAATATAAAATTTAAAAGATTTGCAAACAGGTCGCACGGATTTGAGTATGCGATTGCGCGTTTGCGCCAAAGGCATCCGAGCTACCCCGCGGTTTCAACGATCGCCAAGCCTCCAGGATGGGATTTTCTCGGTGAGACGGACGTGGAAATGTATCCGTTTCCATACATATATTGGTTTCATGGGAATCAAATTCATGTCCAACTCGAAACAGATAAGTCTCAGCAAGTGATGCGCGTGGAAATTTACGGGGAGCGACCCGACAAGAGTTGGTACGATCTGGAATCTGGCAAGATCGACATCAAAAGCAGACGGTGCATCGGTGATTCAATGTTTGCCCTCGAAAGATGGCCCTGCGATTTTGAAGATTTTGCAAACATGTTGAAAAAACACGCAGAGGATATTAGTGGGCAAGCCGCACCTACCGAAAAGAAGGCCTCCAAAATTGATGAAATAAGGTGAGACATATATAGCTTTCACGTAATACAAAGACTTTCATATATTCAATCACATGTAGATTTTCGATGAGGTAAAAAATGATTGTTTTGAAAATGCGGAGGGATGGCTAGATGCTTAAAGCGTCATGCTCCGATAATGATTTAGCCAACTTATGTGTTTTATATTGCATATAAAATGAGGTGTGAACATGCATTATTACGAAAATCGAGGAGGGCCGGCTGGACCCCGGCTTTTTGCCTCCTCAACATCCGTTAAAATCCTCCGATCGCACAGCCACTGCAAAAGCAGAAAGTTTTGGGAGCGGTCGTGCGATGAATAAGTTGTTTTTGGTCCTTATATTTGTTGCCATTATTTTTGGATTAGCGGGCAAGTCGCAACATCCTGATTTTTGGCCACCCGTTGATGACCGATCCAAGGCAAGGGATTTCGAGCGATGGGGGGAACGGCGAGCGAAAGGCGAGGTGGTCAGATGACTGTCCTTCCAGAAGTTCGAGATTATGCGGAGGCAATGGCCGCGTTTTGGTTCTCGAAATTCCCCGAAGATACTGCCATTGATGGTGTCACAGATGCTGTTTTTGATGGTATCAAAAGAGGGCTAGGCCATTGTGACGGCTCGGATCCATATTGCCCTAATGGTTTGGAGTGTGAGGCATCTTTGCCTTGTGTCGAGGCAGCCCGTTTGTTTGGCCCTAAGGGCATTGAAGGCCCCAACATCGAAAGAGCGCAGATAGAGACAGTTGTAAGGGGTGTGCACGGCAGCAAGCGGGACCGGGTGAAGTCCGATCAAGAGCTATGCGCTCTCTGCAAGGCGTGTCAATCGATAGCGGTTCATTGTGATCCTGAGACATGCCTCCTTCACCAAGGTAACAGCCCTGAAACCTCTGACGAAGTGAAACAAAGAGCCTGCGAAATCCTGGAATCGGGCGATCCTATGACCTATATCACAGATGCATGCGGTCAGATGGTCTTGGGAGCTGAAACGGCGTTTCGCAAGTTAATTTGTTGTGTGGCTGTTCAGAGCATCAACCAGAGCGCGGGACTTCACCCCAAGCTAAACGGTGAAAGCGGTTCTGGTAAGAGTTGGGCGGTTACGACGTTTGCCCACCATCTACCCGAAGAGGCGGTCACTTCAGGGTCATCAAGCAATCTAGCACTGTTTTATCATGATCAAGGAGATAGGCTGTTTAGAATCCTCGATGACTACCGGGCCGGTAACGAAACATTGGATACCATCATCAAGCAAACAACCTCCGTTTATCATCAGAAGTACGTTCATAGGACGGTGGTTCGACAAGCGGCCAAGACGCTTCATGCTGGTGCAGAGCAAACTTGGGCTATAACTTCTGTCGATGCCTCCCAAGATATTCAAGTTTTGAACCGACAGATCCCGATTAATTTAGATGATAGCATTGAGTTAACCCAACAAGTGAACCGGCATACCATCTCCAGGTATGGCCGCGGCGAGGCTCAATTTTCCGAAAGCGAAGACGTTTTAGTTTGTCGGGAAATGTGGCGTGTACTTCGAGACGAGAGATACGTCAATATTCGAGTTCCGTTTTATGAACGGATCGAATGGATGGATAACAGCAACAGGCGCAACACGTCGATTTTCATGGATCTTGTGGTTGCTCATACCTACATGAACCACTTTCAACGGGAACAAGCTGCTGATGGGTTCTATCTGGCTACTGAGGCTGATTTCGAGGCAGCGAAGGCGCTATTTTGTGAAGGGCCAGATGCTGACGAGTTGGTTCACAGACTTTCGAGGAAAGAGAGAGAGTTTTGTGAACTTCTCAAGAAGAACCCTGGAGGGCTTACCCGTCATGAAGTGGCCACTGCTATGGGGGTATCTCGAAGTAGGGTTAGTCAGCTAGCTAGGGGTGAGAGGGGCAACGCTGGATTAACTCAAAAAATACCGGCATTCGACATAAGGGATGTGTCACGGAGGATCAACGAGTCTGATACGGAGCGTGTCACCGTGTACGTTCTGAAGGGATTTGATAGCTTGAGAGGGTTTGACTCGGTTGTGAGATTGAACCCTAAGGATGGTAAGGACGGTAAGCAGGGAGTAAGCACGAAAGTAAGTGAGAAAAACAGTAACAGTAGTAGTATAGTAAGTAGTAGTAAGTATAGTAAGGAAAAAGATACACTTACTCATTCTCCAGTGGAAACGGAGGATAAGCAGAATTTCTCTATCTCAAACCCAGAAAATGCTAACTCTGCTAACTCCGATAGCAAGCGGCACAATTCTGCCATTACCCCTGAGCTTACCGTACTTACTGACCTTACCGGCCCAAATACTGGCAAAATCGAAATGGTTACACCCTCCGTGAAGAAGCCGAAACTTCGGCTAGTTCGATTTGTGGAAGATTGGCCCCAATTCGTTGGAGTGAACGGGATAAATTACGGTCCGTTCTCAGAGGGAGACCTGGCTAACATTCCAGAAGTTCACGCAAAAAACCTCTTCAAGAAAAATGCTGTTGTTGGCGTAAATCCTGGCGAGGTGTCCTAATGCCAGCATACCAAAGCGGGACGCGCAAACGTCGCTGGAATAACTTAGAGCAATACATCCGATATCGTGCCCGCACCTCCACACACAAAGGCATATCTGATCGACGGGAAATGCGCCGCATTGCCGAAGATTACAACATTTCGCCTGATGATCTTAGGGGCAAACTCAAGCGCAAGGGATGGAAACGTGAAGCTTCGCCTTCAGGTTGTGTAATTTTCTGGGTTCCCCCTGTATCACATAAAGGATAATGTCAGAAGTTATTTATATATTCATTGTACATTTGTACAATGAATGAGTTTGGAAGAAATTATGTCCGTTATCAAACCGGGTGAACATCTCACAGCCAAGCAGATCGTGACCAGGGCGGTTAATCGATATGGTGCGAACCCCCGAACGCTGTCTGGTGACGTTTCGCACGCTGTGAAAGTCCACATTCTCGAAAAAAGCACGGACACCACTCCAGTTTATTGGATTGCAGAGGAGGGGGATGTGTAAGTGGCGAAAGGTACTCCTGTCTCCGAGGCAGAAGAGGCGGAGATATGTGAATCTCTCAAATCTGGTAAATCCCAAAACCAGACGGCTAAAGACTTCGATAGAGCACCTGACACCATCCATCGAATAGCCGACAGAAACGGCCTCGTATATACGAGCCCTAAAAAAGCCCACGAAGCCAGGACCCGCTATGCATCCGAAGAACGGATCGGGTTGCTAGCCGATTGCCTCGATAAAGGTCGTGACCTTCTCGCCGAATGCGAAACACCTCGCGGTTACAAAGATCTCATGGTAGGAGTCGGGATCGCACTTGATAAAAGACATCTGGAAGAAGGCGGCGGCGGTTCCCAACTTGGAGAACTCAAGCTGCTATTTTCGAAAATGGAGGCTGAACCATGAGCTTCCAAATCCCAACCGGTAAGCAGCGGGACTTCTGCCTTAACTCCGATGCACGGGTTAACTTTGCTCATGGTGCGGTACGGTCTGCAAAAACGGTCGGCGCAAACGTCAGATGGTTGAAGTATCTTTGGGATACTCCTAGCGAATACAACTTATTGATGGTCGGCAAAACCCAAACCAGCCTCGAACGAAACGTCCTTCTGCCCATCTCTATGTTGGTAGGGCCTCAGAACTATGATTACAAGCGATCTCTGAAGGTGGCCACCATTTACGGGCGGCATATCATGGTTGAAGGCGCCAACGATGAAGCGGCCTTCTCGAAGATAGCAGGCCTAACCTTAGGCGGTGCTTATGTTGACGAAGCCAGCTTGATTCCTGAAAGCTTTTGGAATATGTTGATAAGTCGATTATCAGAACCTGGCTCTCGATTGTTCGCCACCTCTAACCCTGGCAATCCTTCACATTACATCAAGAAGAAGTGGCTCGACAGAGAAGACGAACTTGATTTGAAGTCCTGGCATTTTGGACTTGGTGATAATCCGCACCTTGACCCTACCTATGTTAAAGAACTTAAACGCCAATTTGGGCCGCCTGGTAGTTTATTTTACCAGCGTTACATCTTAGGTGAATGGGTGGCCGGTGAGGGGTCGATTTACAAGAACTTCAACAAAGATATTCACGTGATCCCTCGCCTTCCCGATGGTCGAATATCCGAAATGCGGGTGGCTGTGGATCCTGGCGCAACACACCCAACGGCGTTTTTGAAGGCGTTTAGGGTCGGTGAAAAATGGTACATCGCTGGAGAATACCGCAAATCCGACAAATCACCAGCTGAAGTATCCAAGGATCTGAATAGCTTCTTGGGGGGGATGTATCCAACGAGCATAGACGTAGACCCATCAGCGAAGGCTCACCGGCTCCAGTTTGTGGGCGATGGAATCAACGGCGTGATGAAGGCAGACAACAGCGTTTTGGATGGAATTCAAAAGACCATCACCGCCTTTGATCAGGGCTGGCTTCAGATCGTTGGCCCCCTCTGTCCTATGCTCGTTGAAGAGCTGGAAGGTTACAGATGGAACTCCAAGGCCACTGAGCAAGGCAGAGACGAACCAATAAAAGAAAATGATGACCTTTGCGATTGTTTGCGCTACGTGGTTAACAGGATCAACAAGAGCAGGCGCGTTACCATTTCTAGGAGATGTTCATAATGACTGTACTCACAAATCTAGACTTTCTTAAACATGGCCAGAAGTGGCCCCCTGATAACGCGCGCCTCGATAGGTACGCAAGAAACAGGCTGTTGATGGAAGGTGATCACGATCTAGTCTTCACCGGCCTAAACGAAGATGACGCACCCAGGATAATCAAGATGCGTCTCAATTGGTTCAAGCGGATCCGTACCTTATTTGGTGATTTGACCACCGGCAACCCCCCTAAGATCACGGCTGAAGAGCAAGCTACCATTGATAGGATCACCGAGGCAAATTCATTTGACCTTACCATTTACGACCTTATTGGCGATCTCATAGCCTTTGGTGACGCTGTTCTTAAGGTTAGATGGGATGGGAAGCGAGGGGTCATATCCCGTATAGATCCCGGCCACTGGTTCCCTGTGGTGGATCCTGATGATAGCGCCACATTTACACATCACGTATTGGCCTGGGTGGTCTCCCATGGTGATGAAACGTATGCCAAAATCGAGATCCACACCCCCGGTGAGATCGAACATAGGTTATTGAGGCTCACCACTGATGGAAAAGAGATCAAAGAATCAGTAGGTTTAGCCACGATCCCAAGGTATTCCAAGCTGAAGACCGAAGAAAAAACGAGCATTGATGACTTTCTGGTAATTCCCTTCTCTAACTTGAAAAGCGGTGATGGTGTCCATGGTCTCGATGATTTCAAAGACATCGAAGACATTGTTTCAGAGATTGAAAGACGGCTGATCAGAGTTTCAGGTACTTTGGACACCTTCGGCGATCCCTGGATGTGTGGCCCTC